TACTGGTGGAGGTGGTGGGGCAGGTGGTTATAGAAATTCATATTTAACAGAAACTTCAGGTGGTGGAGGAAGTAGTGAATCAAGTTTAACATTTAATGCAGGAACAGTTTATACAGTTACAGTTGGTGCAGGTGGTACTGGAGGTGCAGGAAATGATACTAGTGCTAGTATAGGAAATAGTGGAAATAATTCAGTAATATCTGGTACAGGAATTAGTACAATAACATCAACTGCTGGTGGGGGAGGTTGTGGCACGAGTGGTGTTAATCATGCTGGTCGTGATGGTGGTTCAGGTGGTGGTGGAAACAGGTTTAGTTCTTTAGGAACAGGAACAGCAAATCAAGGATTTAATGGTGGTAGAGATTCAAGTGGTGGAGGAACTGGTAATTCAGGAGGTGGAGGTGGATCTGGAAGTGCTGGTCAAGCACAACAAGCATCAAGTGGTGGTAGTGGTGGTAATGGTACAGCAAGTTCAATAACAGGTTCTTCAGTTACAAGAGCAGGTGGAGGAGGAGGAGGTGCTCAAGCAGGTGGTTCAGGAGGAACTGCACAAGGTGGAGGAGGTGCAGGTGGAGGTGAAAGTAGTAGTGGAAGTGCTGGAACAGCAAACACTGGAGGTGGAGGAGGTGCTGGAGGAGTATCTCACACAGGAACTGGTAGTTCAGGTGGTTCAGGAATTGTAATTCTTCGTATGCCAACTGCTAACTATTCAGGAACTACAACTGGTTCTCCAACAGTTACAACGGATGGTTCAGATACAGTTATAGTATTTAATTCATCAGGAAGTATAACAGGATAATATATGGCACATTTTGCAAAATTAGGAGTAGGAAATATAGTTGAACAAGTAATTGTAGTATCTAATGATATAGCAACTACTGAACAAGCTGGAGTAGATTTTATTAATAAACTTTACAATACAAGAGACGTTTGGAAACAAACTTCTTATAATAATAACATTAGAAAAAATTATGCTGGTGTTGGTTATTATTATGACCAAACTAGAGATGCTTTTATTCCACCCAAACCTTTTAATTCTTGGGTATTAAATGAAGATACTTGTAGATGGGAATCACCTATTGCAAGACCACAAGATGAGAATACATATTCTTGGAATGAAACAACAAAAGCTTGGGATTTGATAGAATAAATAAATTGGAAGGTATATGTCAAAATTAATTAAGTTAGAAAAACAAAAAATTACTAAATTAAAACTAGATAATAAATCTGATAAGTTTATTGGATTTACCAATGTTGCTGACAATCCTGATTTTAAAGGAAAAGCTATCTACTTAAACATTAATAATATAACATCTATTTTTAGTACAACTAAAAACACAACAATACTTCATAATGGCACTACTGGTTGGGAAGTATTAGAAACATTAGACGAAGTAATTAAAAAAATATGATAACATTTATACTTGCAACTATCTTAGGAGTTTATCTTGGTTGGAAGTTTGAACCTGCAATAAACGATTTCATAGAGTCAATTAAGATTCACCTAAACTTGAAATAATCAAGTTAATCACCATATCCGTTAAAACAAACGGAGATAACAATGCTAAACTATTCAGACTTTAAGAACTATTGGACTAAGTTCTACGCAGATGCTTTTGAAGATGCAAAAAGCTTTTGGAAGAACTACGCAGACACAATAGAAAAATTCTATAAAAAATAACTTTATTAAAACACAATAGTTTGATATTAGTGCATAAAATTTAATGTGCATTTACAAACTTTGGATTGGTGGGTGCGTCTTGCTAAAGTCTTGCAAATGCGAAAAAGACAATGGCAAGAACACAGAACGAAGAACTAATATCTCTAAAGGGACATATCACAGGAATTAAGAGAGAAGTTAAATTACTTGGTTGCTCAGTATATAAGCTAGAAAAGAAGCTAGAAACTCTATTCTGGTCTATATTATGTGGACTTGGTGCTTTATCATTGGCTTTAATTACTATTTTCTTAGCTAAGTAACTATTGCTAAAAAAGGCAAATACAACTAACAGAATAGGTATATGAAAAATAAACGAATACTTGTTATAAGTGATCTTCATTTTCCATTTGCTCATAAAGACTGGCATGGATTCCTAACTAAACTAAAAGCTAAATATAAACCAGATACTATTGTAAATATTGGTGATGAAATGGATTTTCATTCTATCAACGTATCTCATACAATAGACCCTGATCTTCCATCTCCTAAAGATGAATTAGAACTTGGAAAAAAAGAAATACATAAACTTCATAAACTATTCCCACAAATGACTTTATTAGAATCAAATCATGGTTCTATGGTTTTAAGACGTGCTATGGCAAAAGGAATGACAAAGTCTTTTATTAAATCTTACAATCAAATCTTAGAAGTAGGTAAAGGTTGGGAATGGAAAGAAAAACATTTTATAGATACTGGTAAAGGTAGAATACTTTTTGGTCATCAATTCTCTCCTGATGTTTCTAAAGCTGTTGCTCAATATGCTCTATCAGTTGTTCAGGGTCATTACCATACAATCTCAGAAGTAAGATTTCATGGTAACGATTTCCATTTAAACTTTGGTATGACTGTAGGTTGCTTAATTAATAAAGATGCTTTAGCTATGAATTACATGAGACTTAACTTAAAGAAACCAATTCTATCTTGTGGATTAATTACAAATGGTATGCCTTCTTTAACACCAATGTATTTGAAACGTAACGGAGATTGGGATAACAATATCTATATATGAGAGAAGTAAGTTTGAAGGAACTGCTTTTTAGCGAGACTGCTACAAGACTTGGAATAGATAATACTCCAACAGATCAAATATTAATTAATCTACAAACATTAATACACGAAGTTATTCAACCAATCATAAATGAATTTGGCGACATCAAAATAACATCTGGTTATCGTTCTCCTGAATTATGCAAAGCAATAGGTTCTTCTGCTACAAGCCAACACGCATTTGGTATGGCAGTTGATTGCGAAGTCTTAGGAGTGCCTAATAAAGAACTTGCTGACTGGGTGGTTAATCATTTACCATACGATCAAGTTATCTTAGAATTTTGGAAACCAGAAGAAGCTAATTCAGGTTGGGTTCACATTTCATACAACAAAGGTAATAATCGTAAAATGTATTTAAGAGCATACAAAGCTAATGGAAGAACAGTGTACGAGGTATTATGAAACCATCTGAAAAGCAAATAGGTGGAGATCATTACAAGGATATGAAAATATCTGTATCTGAATATGTTTATTCTAATAAAATAGACTGGTATGCTGGTAATGCTATTAAGTATTTAAGTAGATATAATAAGAAAAACAAAGACTTATCTAAGCAAATAGAAGATCTTAATAAAAGCATACATTATATTCAACTTTTAATTGAGAAAATAAGCAAGTAAATACAAGCTTGTAATTGCAACATCAAATCACGTCTATAATGCCATTTAAACTGCATTAGAACGCATTAGGCGAGTTTTATACACACTTTTTTTGCTAAGCTTGTTTTTTTATTGCAACTAAGGAAAATGCGTTTAAATAGGAAATAATGAAAATAGATAAAGAAATCAATGTTTTTGATAATCTTAAAAAAGCTAAAAAAAAGGAATATCGTTTAAAAAATAAAGAACATATTAATAAATATATGTTGCGATATCGTTTAAATAACAAAAATAAAATATCAAAAACAACAAAAGCATATTATTTAAAAAATTGCGACAACATAAAAGAGTATTCAAAAAATTATCGTTTGAATAATCCAGATAGAATTAAAGAATATTACTTAAATAATAAAGATAAGAAAAAAAAATATTTAAAAGAATATCGGTTAAAAAATAAAGAAAAAGGAAAAGAATATAAGAGATTATATATTTTAAATAATCGTAATTTGATAAATGCTAATACTGCAAAGAGACGTGCTAGTAAATTAAATGCCACACCAAAGTTTGCTAATATTAAGAAAATTAAACAAATTTACAAGAACTGTCCAAAAGGTTACCACGTAGACCACATTGTTCCTTTAAACAACAAATTAGTATGTGGTTTGCACGTAGAATGGAATCTTCAATATCTTCCAGCAAAGGAAAATCTATCCAAATCAAATAAATTAATGTAGATTGTTAGAACAAACAACGAAAATTTAATATATGTCAAACTACGTAGTAACTACAATAGACCCAGATTATTTCTCGGAAACGCATACTATTGGTGCTACATCAGCACAATCATCAGCAGTAATAACAGGTTCAGGAATAATTAGAATATCAATATCAGGCACTCATGCACACGTTAAGTTTGGTGCTAATCCAACAGCTACAGAAGAAGATGTTATGCTAACACAAGATTCTGTTAATTTATTTAAGTTTAAATCTGGCGATAAAGTTGCTTTCATCAAAGGTGGTGATGGCACTGGTCAGATTAACATTTGTGCAATAGATTAATATGTTACCAGCTTTAGGTGCTTTTGCACCATTATTAAATACAGTTTTTAAAACAATAGAAAAATCTATACCTGATAAAGATTTACAAGAAAAATTAAAAGCTGATTTGAATATGCAACTTCTTACTTCTGGTACTGAAGAATTAAAAGCATCTGCACGAATAGTTGAAGCAGAAGCTAAAGCAGGTTGGTTTGCAAGTTCTTGGAGACCACTTTTAATGTACATCTTAATTGGTATCTTAGTTCTTAACTATATTATATCTCCAATTATCTTAGCTTTATTTTCTAAAAAAGTTGGAATTGAATTACCTTCTGATGTTTGGACTTGTTTAAACATTGGACTTGGTGGTTATGTAGTTGG